GTCCAGGCAACTGTTGGGGTGCCTGTAATCGCCACGTTGTCACCGGAAGTAATCGTGATCGACGACAGGTTGAAGTCTCCACCAGAGGCGGCCACCGTACCTTGGATTAGCGCTACGCTACCGGAGTTCAGGATCCGGAAGAACGTCGCCGTCCCTGTAGCCGTCGCCGTTACAGTCTGCGAAGTGAAATCCAGGTTCTCCACACCTAGCGACGGCGCAGCCCAAGCAGTCGCAGCCGCGAACGCGAACGTCGCCAGTACAGTGTTACCGGAGAGCGCTTCGTTAGGTCCAGTAGGCGGAGTGCCGCTATAAACTACTAGAGACCCTCCACCAAACTGGTCCGCGAGCGAAGTACCGCCATGTTGCAGCAGCGCATTCGCGAATGTTGACGAAAGTAGAATCGCCACCGTGCCTCCTAAGCGCCGTTACGAGCCCTTATCCGCGGAGTAGTAAGTGACGCTCTGGCTCGCGACGGAAGAGATCCCGTAGATAGGCTGGCCAAGCAGCCCATTGACGTCCATAGGCAGCACCAGAGGCTCTGTCATGCTCGCCGGTAGCTGCGTGCCGGTACCTACCGTAACACCCGAGCCTCCGACCCAGACTGCAGTAGTCCCCGCGTTCATCAGGGTTACTACCGGGCTAGATGAGCAGATCAGCGTCGCCGCAGTACCTACGACTACCGTACCTGTGTCAGACATGTCCTTCTCCTTCTTACACGTACCGGACCGCGACGCGAATGTAATCTTCACCGCGTTCGTAAGGCAGAACATCAGCGGTCGTGCTGTAGCCTGCCTTGCGCACCTGAGCCTCGACGTGGTCCTTGAAGATCTCGACGCCCTTGACACTCTTCGGATCACCGTGCGAATACGTGAACGTTGCCCAGCCACCCTTACTAGGATCGTTCGAGTCGTCTGGTGTGTACTGATCGAGCGTCAAGCCCTTCGGCGGCCGCTGGATCTCCGCCTTAGGCTCCGATCGATTCTTCGGGTAGGTCTTGCCCTTCTCGACGGGACCTGCGTCCAGCTCGTCATCGTTCTGTACTGACTTGCTGTTCTCGATCATCGTTGTCCCTTCTAGCTCGTCACCGTAACGTTGCCTGTAATCGCCGCGATTGCAGCCAACGCAGCGGCTCCGTCAGCGTACGGTGCATAACCACCACTACTTACGGAGCCTGCAAGGCCTCCGAACTGCAGCTCACCATCATCCACGATCTGGCTAGCCCAGTGTAGATTCACCGCAAAGACGCTACCGATCTTGAACCAAGGGTAGCCTACGGTCTCCACCAGATTGTCTACGAACGACTGCATGTCCGTACCAGTAGCACTCGTGAACAGTGGCGCTGTTATATCCATCGTGACTTCGACACCATTACCGCCGCCGCTAGGCGTCAAGGCTACAACGGACCACCCTTCCGCTTGTTGCACGCAAACAGCAGGATCAAGATTGATCCCATTGACCCACATACCGCTCTCCTCCGAGACGGGACGGGCAGCCTAAGCACTACCCGTCCCAGCTAGGCCTACTAGTCGATCGCTTCGAGAATCGAGAACGCGTACTCGATACCCATCGAGAATGCGCGCCTCATGCGACCGCGAAGGATAGTCGTGTCCGTGCCGGAGTACATGGGCGGCACGATCTGGAACTCGGGAGTTCCGGCAGGGTTGTTCGGGTTCGTGGTCCGCTTGCCGGCCAGGAGGTACAGACGGTTACAGAACACCAGAAGCCTGTTACCTGCAGTACCTGCAGCCGAAGTGCTACCATAGTTCGGCGTCACGTACTGCGAGAGAGGTGTGGCTGTCACGACAGCGCCGAGACTCCAGAACACTGGAATCCGAAAGATCAGGTCCGGCGTCGGACCCTGACCGCCACCCGGGAACCCTCCGGACGACTCCTGGAAGATCGGTCGGAGCTGGTTGTCCACCACACCACGAAGCTGCTGACGGAAGAATGGATGGGCGATGCAGATCATGTCTTCTTCGTTGAAGTAGTCGCCCTGCTCGACCAACCCGAGCGCCGTCGAGAGCTGCGTGTACGTGACCGCTCCGTGTGAGGCGCTGCCGGTGTTGGTGTAGTTCGCATTCGCGGTGTATCCATCGGACGCGTTGGTATGCGTCAGACCGTAGTAGATCGACGTGGTCTGCGCGTTCGTCGCGCCGGGCGCTGCGTTCACGCCGATCGCGGCGTTGTCGTAGACCTTCGCGAGCGCGGTGCCGATCGCGTTGGACTTGGAGTTGATGATGTCCGCCAGAGAGTCCATGATGTCCTCTTCGGCGATGTCCACCTCCGTGCCCCACTTGCCGGCGGTTAGCAAGACCGCGTCCTCGGCATTGTCGTTGTTAGGACCGAAGCCTTGAGTACCGCCGCCGACTGCATAGGTAGCACCCTTGGCGATCAGACCAGCCGAGACACCCTGGTCTCGCGACACATAGCGCGAGTTGGACGACATCATGATCTCTTGCCCGAAGGTCTCCACAGCGCTGTGCTGAGTGACTCGCTGGATTACCTGAGCCCCGTATTCAACCGGGATCCAGTTCGAAAACGTAGACGCAGCCACGTTTCGCCTCCTTTATCCAAAGTAGTCACCCTTGTGGCGACTGACTTACTTCATTACCATACCCTGCCCTGGAGGCAAAACCCCCGTGACCTGGTCTGCCAGCTGCTGTGCGAAGCCCTTAGGCTGCACCTTGTCCTGCTTGTCCTTACTGCGTCCGTTCCCTGCACCGCCGTTCACGTTTGGCGTCCGAGTAGGCGTGCCTCCCGTAGCCGCCGCGAACAGGTTCGGGAAATCACCTTTCAGTTCATCGATCTGCTCATCCAGACCGACGAGTTCGCCGTCCTCGTCCAGCTCGACCTTGTCCAGATCGAGTAGGCCGACTAGCTTGGCGGTACCTGTCTGGACACCTGCCGCCTGCAGCGCAACCTTCGCAAGCACCTTAATAAGCGGCACCTTCGTAGCCTCTGTAGCCGCCGCAGCTGCTTGCTCACGAGCCTCCAGGAGCGCCCGCTCCTCAGCACTTGCATGCTGCAGCCTCAGGGCCTTGAGATCCCTATCAAGCTGTCGCGCTCGTGTCCGTTCTGCGGCTAGCGCCTTCTTCAGTCCTGCGGTCGGATCGTCGTCGTCCGCCTTTAGATCCGGCTGGCGCGTCTTAGCAGTCGACCTGGGCTTCCCACCCTTGTCGCTGCCCTGCTTCGACTGGTCGTCGTCATCAGTCGCATCGTCAGTAACATCGTCGTCAGTTGCGTCGTCAGCAACGTCGTCATCGGTAACGTCGTCAGTAACGTCATCGGTAACGTCATCGGTGACATCGTCAGCTACTACAGTGTCCTTCTTAGCCATCTCGGCCTCCTTGCTTGCGAAGCATCACCATCACGGTCACACCTCTTCGCTTGTTCCCGGCTCGCCATTGCCTTCTTCTGTTATCAAAGTATCAGCAACGAGAGCTGGATTCCTGTACTCGATCGTGATTCCCCACGACTCGAGCTGCTCTGGCGTGTACCCCTGCTCCTGAAGGAGCTGCCAAGGTGGCACGCCTATTTGTTCCTTAATCTGCTGTCCCTGAATGGTAGCCAGGTCGTTGACTGTAGCAGCAGGGACCCAGTGAATCTGCACATCAGCAGGCTTCGCTTGACCCGTCTTTAGCTTCAGAACAAACCTGAATATGTCTCGCCAGGTCGCACCAAACGACATCTGACGATTGCGCACCTTCTTCGCGAAGGGCGCTTCGATCACCCTCAGGGACTCTCCCGACACATTTGACACGATTGGATCGAGGAAATGCATCGGAGTCTGTGTAATAACGGCTAGCGCATGAATATACGCTGTAAATGGTGTCAAGAACGCGGTTGGGTCACCAACTGGGAACTGTCCATAGGACGAGATCCCCTTCATGAACCAGACCGAAGCAGGATCCGCAGTCAACTGCGACTTGGGGTCCATCCCTTGGTCTAGCGTCGCACCCGTATCGATCGAGAAAGCATACTCGCCCTCATCACCCATAGCGGCTTCGGAAGTGTCGTACGCCGGGTCCATGATCGCCCAACGTTGTGGAAACGCGTTATAGTCCACCGAAGCCATATGGCTCACGACAAGCTTGTGGATCGCATCCTGTGGTCCGTAAGCGTTGACATGCTCAGGATTACCATACGGATATTCATTGCGGAAGTGAAATACTGGGACTTCATTAAACGGGTTCGGCAACGGCCAAACGTCGTTGTCACTATCGTCGACCCGCTTTTCCCACTTAGGCTTCGAGCCTGACTGAGGTTCCGGCGCGAGCATCCACTTCTCGATCCGGTCTGGATAGTACAGGTTAGCGAATGTGTATCCGGAACCACTATCCTGCCAACGCTTAATCGCGTAACGCTTCCGATTTTCGTTCTCATCGTCGTAGAACACACGCATGACACGCGGCGACTGGTAAAAGATATCGACCGAAAGCGGATTGCCTTCCGAGTCCTCCTCACCATCCTGGTTCGGCCAAACGAGAACGTAAGCGTCGCCAAGCTTACAAGCCTTCTTCATAACATCAGGAGCGTGTAGATCGAGCTGATTATCTATCCAAGCCTGCCGGATCAGCGTAACCGCATTCGGATCGGACGAAAAGACCGATGCGATCTCAAGGCGCTCTGCAACTGCATCAACAGGCAACTTAGCAAAGTTGAAGTTGAACACAACACCTGTCGCGCCCATAGCGATTCTCAGCCGCAACGACGCAAAGAACTCTGGCATCGTTCCGTTGTAGTACTGAATAGCCTTCACGTAGTCCATCTGTGACTCGTCAAGACTCAAAATTCCGTTACGTAGATCCGCACCGGGATCATCATAAGGCTCAGGAGCCTGTTCCGGGACCGACATGCCGAGGAATGTATTTCCTGGCATCATGCTACCATTCAAGATGTTAGTCACGGTTCACCCCCAAAGGTGACCTGCTAGCATAGCTATACGTGCCGCCTCGTAGGATCTTCGGCTCTGTCAAAAAATGGCGCACACCAATCTCTACCGCGTCAAGAATATCCTTGTCTTCAGACCCGTCGTAAGCACACTGCACTTGCTCCAACCGGGGTATCGCACGCGCATGTACGATCCTACCTCGCTGGTAGAAATTCAACAGCCTTGTCTGTCGCACTGGTTTTGGCAGTCCACTCCAGGACAACTTAAGTTTAACTGGCAAGTGATGAAAAACCATCTTCCATGTGTCGCCGCCCTGGTTCGACTCAACAACGACCTCACCAATCTCAGGCCACTGCTCGAGATACCAAAGAAGTGATTCGCGCAACTGCTTAGGAGGTAGCTTCATAACTGTGGCAAACAGTACAACCGTTTTAGGCTGTAGCATATTTCCGAGCAGACTTTCAGGAAGGTCAGGAGGAAGTTCAAGTCCTGCTCGAGGATGCCACAGACCGATGATTGCCAAGGCTGTATCGTGCGACTGCTCATGCGACGTCACGGCAGGGTCAATAGCAAGCACCGTACGAACACAAGGCAAATACGCGTAAGTGAAGTCCTCTGCAGACCAGTAAGTTCCGCTTACGGAAACAGGCTGATTCAGAAACTCTTTCTTGTACTCCCTGGTGTGTTCGTGCTTCTTCAGGTACTCCAGCGACCACTTACCTGGCCAGCAGGAACGCTCCGATCCGTCTTCGTTCAGGATAATCGGCTCGTAGTAATGAACCTGAATATTCTGATCCTCGATCCAGTCCAACTCATCGCTGTAGTCTGAATCAGGATGCAGAACCGATTCGACCAGCTGATGCATAATCGAACCCGGAGCAGTAACCGTACCGACAATAATCACGCGTGCAAATTCGTTCAGGTGGAACACTGTCTCGAGCATCCAGCGCAAACGGTGACGCATAATGGTCGGACTATAGTTCTCTTCACCTGGTTCAATATCATCGAGCACAATCAGGTCAGGCCTTATCTTTCCAACCTTAAGGCCTCGCGCTGCAGTGCCAGAGCCTTTCGCGACCATAATGAAGCCGCTACGCTGCTCAATCATATCGACACGACTAGCAACCAGCTTCTTACCGACTGGACCGCCAGGGCGCCGTACTTTAGGCTCACAAAGATCTGGGAAGTCCTGTCGCAACAGATCATTCATGTCAAACTCGCCACGAATGGTGGCAAGGTGATTCTTAGACTGTTCCGCCGAGTCCGAGAAAGCAACAATGAACTTCACATGCTTATGCGCTGCAGCCCACACCGGCAACAGCAAGAACAACCAAGTACTCTTTCCGCAACCACGCGGTGCTACGTAAGCATCGCGATGATCACGAGGCTTACTCGGTCTCTCTACCCAAGACTTAGCCTGTTCTAGCAAATCCAAATGGAACTCTGCGAACGACAACTTATCATGCGTCTCAATAGAGTACAAATGGTGCGAAAGATACACTAGCGCGAAAAGCAGCGGGTCTTCCTTAGTAGCAGACGCTCTCGCTACAGGATCGTCGCTAGCTAGTACTGCCCGATTCAGGGACCGAAGATAATCCTGAAGCCACTTCGGTCCCTGAGGGCGATCAATCAAGTCGAGCAAGAAGTCAGGGTACTCGAAAGCTTCCGGTTCGGTATCTACACCGAATTGCGGATCACCTTCGAAGAAGTATCCTGCACGTTCCAAGGTCAGTTAGCTCCAGCCACCACTGCCGTAGCCGCCCTGCCGTACGGTCAGGAAGCCGGCCGCAGTGCCACTAGGGGCGACCGGGAACGGACTGTACGTGCCGATGTCGTCGGTGTCGTTGTCGCCATCATTCGTCGACTGATGCGTCGGGGCCATACCGCCATAGCCGCCGTAGTCGTCCGTCGCTTGCCACGGCAGGTCGCCGCACTGTCCGTTGACCTCTGGCGAGCGGTTATAAGCCGCTCCATGTACGTCAGACACTGCTACCTCCTAAATAGTTGGGATCACGCCTACGTCTGGAGGTATCGGGCCGATGTTCGAGTTAGCCACATCAGTGGGAGCCATCGCGCCTAGACCTGCATAGTTAACCGCGTTCGTTCCTGCTCCGCCGCTCGGTCCACTGAACACACCACCGGTCGGACCAGCGATATTGTCGGTTGGGATCGTCCAGTTCTGTACTGGACCAGCCTGCGTCGCCGTCTCGCGACCAGGAGCTGCGTAGTAGTTGATCGCGTGCTGGTCGGTCATGACGAGCCGCGCTGCTTGTCCTGCGCGAGCGGCACGTTAAGACCAGGGTGAGGAACTGCGACGTCTCCAAGCGCGGCGGCTATGGAGGAATCAGCTGGGCCGACCTCGTACGAGTCGATTATCCCTGAACCTTGGGTAGTCTCGGTACCTGAGCCAAAGTAGTACTGCTGAGCATGAGCGTTAGACATGTCATCCATCCCAAGTTGCAGTCAGGAACACTACATTGTTGGATCCCGACCCTGCGATCCCATAGATCGGATCTCCTTCAGCCGCTGCTGTGGTTAGCGCCCCGCCCAGATCAGGAACCATTATTGGCTGCGTCATAGAGGCCGGCAATGTCACCCCATGGCCAACAACGACTCCCGGGCCCCCAATCGTCACCGCCGCCGTCCCGAGGTTCTGCATCAGTACCGCCTGGTTCGACGCACAGACCACCACGGCCGAAGTTCCAACAGCCACTACACCGTTCGTGACAGGCATCGCATCACCTTTCAACCGCACCGCTATCGCGATACTCTGCTCTCTCTCTTCTATTATACCTTAAGGTGAATGCAATCAACAAGACTGACAACACTTAAAAAATCAAGAAATTTCCGAGAGCCTCTTGCTTAACACTATAAAAGTGCTATATAATTAGAGATGAAGACGAAAATTCTCTTGAGAGAGTACAAATGGCTGAAAGAGTAGAAGGCGCTCTAGAACCCCGTCGGCGCCGGTGGTACCCATGGCCTGAGTGGACTGATGGAAGCGTCTGGCGCGCCAAGCAAGGCGAAGACTTTAGCTGCAATCCTGCCAGCTTCCAAACAGCCCTTCACCTACGTGCCAGACAACAAGGTATGACTGTATCCACAGGTAGTCCTGAACCAGGTGTAGTCGAATTCCAGTTCACGGAGAGGGCGAAGCCTGTTGTAGACCAGGACGCGCTCGCGGCAGGATATCCCGTAGACATCGACCCTGACGAGTACGACGCTGCCGACTCCGAGTCTCTAGGCGGCAATGACCCTGAGGCTCAATAGTGCCAGAACTGGACCTCGATGATCTTCAGGTACCCGCGCCCAGTGGCAGAGCCATTGCTAAGCGAGCTCAAATGTACCTAGAACAGCAACTCGGTGACCAAAAAGGCAAGCACCAGCTCGTCGAG